ATAGACTCCTTGATTTGGATTTATTATATTAAAAAATGAAAATTATTGTCAGAAGAATTGCACTGAAGTGGTAATTATGTGGGATTTTTAAATTCTATTTTATTTTTGTATTTTATTTGAGATATAAATTTTATTTTAAACTTCAGTAAAAGAGCTAATTCTATTAATAGATAATCATAAAGATATAGGTTTTAAAATATTCTCAGATAGAATCTCTGGTATCCTTTTTATATCTTTGTAATGAATCCTTAAAAGTTGTATTTTATTCTTTTTACAGTAATCATTCTTTAAAAAGTCATTTCTCTTAGTTTGCTCGAATTTTTTAAGGGCTCTATCTTCAGAGCCACCAAATTTCACAGGTTTAAAATGATGTTCACCATCAAACTCTATCAGTATATTTAAACTGGGAATGTAAAAATCAAATTTTAGCGGTGACTTACGCTTGCCCTTTAAATCCACATAAGAGTATTGGGATTTAAAGTCAATATTATTCCCCGATAACCAGACGCTTATAGCTACCTCACCTCTGGAAGCATTGCATTCTGGGCATCCTGATCCACCCAAATGTGATGTAGCAGTTGTTTCAAAAAAACCGTGTTTAGTGCATCGTATTTTAACTTTAGAATGAGCATTTATGTATTCAACATAGGAATAATCATATAACTTCCCGTGTTTTAATTCTGATTTTCTAATAAATTTTTCATTGGTTAATCTTCTTAGGTCATCTGCACATTTAGGGCATTCATTACCATTTAAATGCATGGATGGTTCTTGAGTGAAATCACCGTGAATTGTACATGTTATAATTACTTTAGTGTAACTATTTATGTAAACTACTTTATCGTAAGTATATTTACCAGGTTCAAATAAAGCTTCAGATCTACTAATAAATTCAATTTTGGTTAATTTTTTTGCATCCTTTCCACATTCTGGACACCCATGTTTGCTTAAATGCGAGTTTGCTGATTGACTAAACCAGATATCATGTATAGTGCATCTTATTAACATTTTAGTCTTGCTATGTATATAAATTGATTTGGAATAATCATATCTATCTCCATGTACCAGTCTTGCTTTAGCCTTAAAATTTTCTGTAGTAGTTTTTTTAGACATAAATTAAATCTTAAATTATTGAGGATTTGAGGCAGGTAATTACAGGCTATTATTTTGGATATTTCAGACTGCTTATACAAAAATTGATTTTGTATGTAAAACCTTTTCAACTTTTCTTGTTCTAAAATCAAAATTTTTAATTCCATCTGTGCATATAACAGCCCCGCCATAACTATGACAACCTTTTACAATATATCTTTTACTCTTCACAGTAATAATATCGTAAGGCTGTATTGAATATCTTTTTCTTCTATAGGAGGGCTTAAAACCTTTTCTACTAACTTGTAAAACTCTACTATTTCTGTGTTTTTGTTTTAAAATAATTGGTGAAGTTTTAATTTGGTTAGTTCCACCTGCTATTACAAAAGCATCATTATAATGGGTCTTTTCCAATCCTAATTCATTTCTTTTAACAAATGTCTCATAACCAAAAGAAGTGATGCAATCAGGCAAAACAATTTTATATTTATTTTTAACTCTATTCATAAATGCAGCATCTTTATAAGTTGAGTTCTTTTTTAATAAATTAAAAGATTTGTCTTTATGTAACTTTTTATGGCATTTTTCATGTAATAGAGCTAAATTCTTTTCTCTATCTGTACCACCTTTTGATCGGGGTATAATATGGTGTATATGTGGAGGATTTCCCCTTGAAAACTCTAAATTACATATCTGACATTTACCATTTTCCCTGCTCATCAAAAAACTTCTCATATTTTGATAATCAAGCATAGAACCTTGCTGATATTCTATTCCCTTAATATCAGGATTCTCTATTTTCTGTATATCAAAGTTACCAATTTCAATGTGTACTTCTTTAATTGGAAGTATTTTCTTTAACTTATTAATCAAAGTTATATGAGTATTAAATTTTCTCATTGTAGATGGTGGTAGCCAGCCAATCTGTTTAGTCCTATTATTAAATCTTGGTTTACGATACCATAATTTATTTCTTCTATTAACTCGGTATCTTTTACGCTCAGCTATCCGATCAGACGTTTTCTGATCAAGATTTAATTCACCCGTAACTATTTCTTTTTTCTCTGTTATAACTGAAAACCCAACAAACTTTGAACCAGAATCGATTCCAAGAGAACACTCCTGTTTCTGTTCGCCTGTAGCCTTTTTTAACTGAATAACAAAAAACGGATTTGTCTGTACTACTTTTGCCTCACCTTTCTTTAAAAGTAATCGTGCCTTCCTCGGAGAGCAAGGCATCAGAGGTTCACCGCTAATATTAAGTACATAAACTTTGACAGAAACTCTCAAGTTCTGTCCATCTTTATGTTGATGTGTACCCACTTCGAGGATGTTTAAAGTCAGTACTTTACTCGCCTCACTGAGACTTTTATCTCTGTTTAAAGGCGTGTTTTCAGAGCTACAGGCTTGTGGAGCACCTGTAGGTGAGTTCTTTAACTTTGCTTTAAACTTCTGCATAAGTTTCCTTAAGCCCTCTAACCAGCTCTTACCTTGTACCTCACGGTACAAACCATTCAGATAATTTTAAATGGCATCTGGCTCAACCAGCAGGCCTATTTTATAAAAAAGTCCCTTAAAAAGTTTCCTAATTAAGGGACTGACGAATACTCTAAAACTAAATTACTGTAGTTTAGCAGACATCCCAGGAATAGCATTAAGAACATCAAAATCAGATGAACTTGCATTCTGATAAAGTGGCCAGTCAGCCCTACTTACAATATCAGATACGTTAATTGTTACAGTTTCCTGGACAATTGCAGTATCTGAAGCATAAGAAACACTATAATCATTTAACCAACATGCCTCATAGATCGTTAATAATGCTGAAGTTATGCCTTCATTATCTCCATTTACATCAGAGGAACTGTAATCAGAAGCCGCACCATTATCAACTGCAAGCTTACTGAAAACTATCTCTTGGTTAATATCGAATGGCCAGCGGTGATGTCTCAACGAACGAACAATTCCATCCACACCAGCTTTATAACCAAACACCTGATAGATATTTGAAGTATAAAGAGCTGTACGTGTAATAGAAATTGTCATTGGATCCGTAACACCAGGCACAAGTTCTGCAATGTGGTCACCAAATCCGATACCACGGATTGGCTCAATTGTACGCGATTCAGAAGGGTCAAAAGTTGCAACTACCCCAATCTGAGTTCTGGTACCTTGAGAATTTGTTGCATAAATTCTATTCTTAGAACTAATAACGGAAAGTGTGTTTGGTGACACACCATTCCTGAATATATAACTGTCACGATCTGCCATATGAACTCCCATCTAATTTACAAGTTAATAGTATACACTTCGGGGGAGTTAGTCTTTTGTGAATAACCCCTCAAGCATTTCTTTTTCTGCCGCTGTCATTGCACCTATATCAGTAGATAACATATCTCCAGGCATTGTCATAGAAATGTCACCATAAGTCATGGATGCAAGGATATCTGTATCTACAGTAGATTTCTTTTCTTCTTCAATCTCTTTTTCTTCAACTTTTTTGGCTGCATCTTTCTCTTCAACAACCTCTTCTTCAGGTTTCACTTCTTCTTTTTTTGCAGCTTCAAGTTCTTCCTCAGGCTTTTCTTCAACTTTATCTTTCTTAGCAGCTTCGACTTCATCTTTTACTTCTTCTTTAACAGGCTCTTCAACTTTCTTAGCTGCGTCTTTTTCTTCAACTTCCGGTTTCACTTCTTTTTCAACTTCTGGCTCAACCTTGGCAGCATCTTTTTCTGCTTTACCTTTTGACGGCCAGTTCTTCTCAGCGCGTTCATTTTGATTCATTCCTACAACTTCAGTAACAAGTGCCATAGCCACTCTATCACTGGCTTCTTTTGACCAGAAATCTACAGATGCTTCTTTCTTTTCATCTTTGTCTTCGCATTTGCCTTCACAGGTGCTTTCACCACACATACAAGCTTTCTTAACTTTTTTCTTACATTTTACACAATACCCTGTCTGTTCCAAAACATTCGTCCCACAAGTTGGGCATTTAAAAGTCTTGGCCGCTATAACACCCTCAAAACTCGGAGCATCACTGGCCATGCGACTGGCAAGTTCTGTATCCTGCATTTTAGAGATAGCACATGCGATTGTCCTAAGGTCTTTAGCCATAGGATCATTCTCTGTAAAATTCTTAGAGAGAATATCTAAACTAGCAATTAATGATTTCCTGTCCATTATACAAGCTCCTTTGTTTATCTGTCGGTTTCTATTTGGATAGAAATCAGAGTTACTCTTCTGATCTCCGTATGCTTTCTGTTCATCTAATTTTGTACCTTCATAAAACTCATTCTGAAGTTTCTCTTCAGGGTTAAAATAAACACGCTGCTTCACGGGTATTACCGTTGGATCTATTAAAAGATCAAGCATGTTATTTGCAAGTTTATTTGGAGTCATTTTAGTTACCCTTTATAATAAATTGAGAGGGGGCGAAAACCCCTCTCGTTGTTTTAGAGACTACTTCTAAGATTAAAAGTGACGCATATGTAAAGCAAAGGAAAAATTGGAGCATAATAAGCCACAACATTTATCGTTGTAGGATCATTAGGATCCACAGTTGCCTTCACCCCTGTGAAAGCTTTAATGATATTGGCCTGAACCTGAGAACTCAAATACGATGTAAGTGTAGTAGTAATCTGAGAAGTCATCGTATTCAAGTTTTTCTTGCCAATATATGGTCCAAGAACTCTTCGTGTACCTTGCTGTATGCTGTCTTTGATCTTGATAACAGAAGGTGTGCGTGTAAGAACCGTCGAAACATCTGTTGTCAAGTCCATCTTAATGTCAATACCCGATGTTGTTGCTTCAAGTAATGTCAAACCAGCACTACAAACCTGGCCCTGAGTAACGGAATCAAGGGTTCTGAAAAGTCTTGTAAAACCAACGATTGGCTTACGTGTCATAGGCTCTGCAACGTCATAAGCTGGCGATGTATCACGACCGGAATAAGCTGCAGCCAAAAGTGATCCATCTACGATATATTCAACTGCATTTCCAAGGGCATCCGTGATTGTAACGATACCACCATCAGGATAGATACCTTGCATACGTTCATAAGCCATGGTTGTAGCAAAAGACATCGCCTGTGTCGGCGTAGTGTTGTTTGCAAAACCGAAGAAAGATGTTCTTTCGTTGGCATATCTTTCAGAAGACTGTTTTGTATTCGATGTCTTAAGATATGAAAGAACAGGCTGAGAAGTTGTAACAGGTTCCATCAATGAAGGAAGCAAACCGTTTGACATTGGTGTGTTGAAAACATCAATTGCATTCATGTAATACTGATCAGGAGCATCCGAACCCCCGGCAGTTCTCTGTATTTGCGTCAGGGCAACGGCAGGCGCTCCATTAAGAAACGCCAAATGTGCGGCCAAACCAAGTCTATTATTAATAGTAAGAGTACCAGAATAAGCAAGTGCATCATTCTCTAAATAAACGAACGTAGGCGCGACAGCTCCATTAATAAATTCTTTATTGTTAAGGAAAGACACATAATAGAAGTCACCTACATTGGGTTCACTACCTTTATTATTATGTGTGTTAATTAAGGCTGTCTCTCCAACAACAATACCTGTTGTATTTGCAACGGTCGTTTTAAGACCCGGTATTGCACGAGTACCTACGGCACTTGTAACAATAGTAGGAGAAACGCTATAAGCGATCACATCACCACCCTGGTAGTAAACAATGCTACCTGTAGTGGCCTGAAGGATAGTTACACTAAAACCAGTCTTATTATCAACATAAGTCTGATTCAAATAACCTGTATTATCTCCTGCACTACCTGTACCATTTGCAACACTCGATGTAACAGCAAATCTTGTTGAATGGCTTGCATCAAGGAAAGTAAAATAAACTGTTTCAGTTATACCATGCCCAGGAACAACCATTGCATCACAATTGATGGCACCAAGTCCGTCAGGATAAGAAATATTTGCGGGAAAATTAACATTTACAACATGTGTTCCACCAGCACTTGCATCCTGTGCTACGCCATAAGCTACACCACCATTTAAACCACTGATTGTATAAGCACCAACACCAACCGCACCTTCAGTTGTATCTGATAATGTCCATGAATCGTCAGCAAGTTTATTGAGGTATTGCGTTACATAAACGTTCTGTCCAACTATGGGAGCAGCTGTCAAAGTAACAGTCTGATTAATTGAAGACATTTCTTTAACCGTTGCCACCGTTGCATCAGTAGGGTTAGTACCAAAATAAACAGTTACAAGAGAAATATCATCAGTTGCTTGTCCCAAGCCATTACCAACAGTCGGAGCATAAGCAAGAGAGAAAGTTTTATTGGTACCATCTACTGTTCCTGTTGCTTCCTGACGATAAAATTTATTATCATACAAGGAATCACTTACAACAGAAGATAAGTAAACTGAACCTGCAACATGTGTCCCATTAGAAACTTTAGCTGAATTTCCCCAGTTTATTGTATTGAAAGTTCCTGTTGAATCAAGAACATAGTCAGTACCTTGGATAAAATTGGTTGATGTTGCATTATATCCAACATTTGTTATTGAATTAACTGTGTTTGAAGGAAGAATATCATAAGTATATTGATATTCATTTGTGTAATAAGTAACAAGTACTGTTGATCCAAGTACGGGTGCTGCTGCAAGAGTAATCTGTCCAGATGCACCATCAACTGCAGATACACTTACTGTGGCACTATTAACTGTAACTGTTACAAGAGTAGGATCAGTTGTTGTGATACCACCATTGCTACCATCTACTATAGGAACATTTTGAACTTTAAAGGTTACGTTTGTTCCATCCGCTTGGATACTTAAATCTTCATTAGAAATAAAAGTGTCTTTGCGTTTGAAGTAATAAGCAATCGTTACCGTGTCCCCAACTGAAGGGAAGGACATCAAATAAACAATTCCGTTTGCTGCATCAATAGAAGCAACTGCGGAAGGATTACCATTAACAAAAGCTTTTACGCTGTTTGGGTCTGTGGCAACTGTACCTGTTCCAGCACCGGTTGTGATTGGCTTAAAAGTTACAGTGAAATTACGATTGCTTCCGGTTACCTGTGAAGATACATCCTCATATGGAATGTAATTATCAGCCATGGCCGAAGATCCACGAATCATTTCATAACCATTAACTGCCGTTACTTCGTCACCAATACCTATAAAGGCTGGGAAACGAAGTGAACCAGAATTTACTGTTGATGGGGCTTCATTCACTGTTTCTGTATAAACGCCTGAAAAGGCGAATGTATTGAAAGGACCTATCTGTGCCATACTTTCCTCCGTATTTATTCTAAAAATTGTTTAATTCTCTTATTGATCCTAATTTGGTATTTTATTTTTATGTCGAGAATTTTATTTGTTATATCTTATCTTTGTTCCGATGCACGTACTTTTTAGTGAAACGGAGGCGTTTAGGGGTAATCTTTTTAATTACCCGATCCCTTAATTTAGAACGATCCCTTGTCCGTGAATTGTCCAAGTCCCTTTTCCTGTCTCTGTTTTCGATGATCTTGTAAGGCACTTACATATTCTGAACGGTCTTTGACTTCTTTTTTATCTCCAAGGCCCATAATGGGCATGTATTTTCCATCTTTTGTCTTTGGGAGCTCTACCGGTTCCGGTTTTTTATCCCCATGACGCTTTGATTGTTTATCATAATAACTCTGCCAGCGGTTATTGGCCTCGCGGCCTATTGACATGTCTACAGATTCGTTAAAACTCCCACCTTTTACTGTATGTGAAAAACTACTGAACTGTCTCTTTGCTTTTCCACCACAATTTTTGCAATCTGTAACATCGGCGGTATCTTCTTTTTTTACTGTAAGCTCTTCAAATTTATAACCGCATTTCTCACATTTGTATTCAAATATTGGCATAGCAAAACTCCTCTGAAATATTATTTATATTTTTTATCTAAAGGACTATTTGTATTAGAAGATAATTATTTACAGTGCTTTTATTCGACTCGTGAATAACCAATTGTTGGTGCTTTTATTACTTCTCTTATATCTGGCTCAATAATAGTACTTGCGTTAATATGTCTTATACTATATAGATAAGGTTTATATCTCTGCCATTCAGTCATGACGCTTATATCTATAGATGATTCATAGTACAAATCACCTGTGGATTCAATGAAAACTTCCTCTGATTCACCGGTTGGCTCGACGCTGTTAAGCGTAATGCCTTCAAATTCCATAACGTTTTTACGTACACCCCATAACCAGTTTACTATCTGATCGACAGATTCCTCCATTTGGCGGACATCCTTTGATATGACACCGACTTGCAAACTCATCTGCCAGTGACCACCATAAATTTTAGCAACTGGCTCTCTAAATTGAGAAACAATTACCATCTGTTGATCATTTACAACTTCGCGGCGTCCCATACAAAGCACCACGCCAGGAATGGCTGTGTGATTCTCTTCATAGTCTTTAAACGTGTATGGACCGCTGGCCTCAGCAAATGGTCTATATCTATAATCGGCCATCATTTTATAATCAGGTGGAACTGGATTCAAGAAAGTAATTATTCCATTATCATTATCAATGCTATAATCAACGCCACGAACCAATTTAATTTCTGTAATATTTCTATTTAATTTTAGATATATTTCTTCTGTATCTGGAAATATAGAATGACCAAAATCATAACTCGTTTCAAGTCCCGTTGTCTTATTAAATAAGACTTGATTATCCATTGAATAGAAAGTATCAACCCAGAATGAATTTCGTTCCATGAAATTTACCATATAAATTCCAGGTGGAACCAAAGTTCTATACCAGTAAGTTATTTTTACTATATCACCTAATTGTGGACATTTTTCCAGGATAATAGTCTTATCTTCTCCAAAAACTCTTTCCACACCAGCAGGATACCCATTTATAGTAACAGAGACCTGTCCTTTATTATTTGCATAAAAAGTATTTTCTGGACCAGAACAGATTTGATTTGCTGTATGAAAAAGTCTGTTTGTAGGGTCAACCTGTGCAGATAAATCCTCGTTTGTCAATTTGGTTATATCGTTGCTATTTTCTCTACACCACTCTATAGAGGTACCACTATAAGTCCCTAATTTAGCTAACTTTACGTGAGAATTAAGTTCCGCCAAATAATTATCTGCAGACATACGCATTACTGAACCTGAGGTATTACGTAAAACTGCTCCAAATTGTATTCTCTGTTCAAATGGGAATTTATTGAAAACTTGAACTTTTTCAGCAAATGCTGGATGATTTTGAAAAGCTAATTCAATTTCCTCTATAATTCTTCTTTTTACACCAAACATTAAATTTTGATACATGTTAACACCACATTACCTTATTGTTTGTAATTATATAATGAGATTTACAGGGAAATTGAAAGTTCCCTATAGAAGGACTTAAAGAGATTGAATCTCCATTAAAAGTTAATGTCCAACCATTTGGGGAGATTGGAGTAACTGTTTTATTTCCACAGCCACATGCACATAAATGTATTGCTGTCTCGTATGGAATTGAAATATAAATTTCACCCTCTTTAAGTACCTGAGGTGTAAATTCTGTGAAAATTGGTGTTAGTGTTTCTACACGCATAGAGGTATCGTTTCTTGTTTCAAAATTACTTTTTCTAATATTTCAGGAATCTTTTTCCTGTCACGGTAATATATTCTTAAAAGATGAATATTATTTTTCTTGCAGTATTCATTTTTTAAGGAGTCGTAAATTTTAAATCTCTCAAAATTCTTATTAGCATCTTCTATAGACATACCATTGAATTGAACCGGTTTAAAATGGTGCTGCCCATCAAATTCTATTAAAAGATTTTTGCTGGGTATAAAAAAATCAAACTGTAGTGGTTTATTGCAATAACCTTTTAAATCAAGATATTACCATGAATATTATTAGATTTTATAATAAAAGTTGATGTTTTCATATTAAAGCTCCCTTATTTAATGTATTTTATTTAGTATATAAATTTTTGCAAATTATAAAGTAGGCCTAATTAAATAAGCCTACTTTCCTTTTCAATTATTTATTTGAATCTGCATGATTAAGTGCAGCTACAAGTAGCCCCTGAGCAACGGCTCCCAAGGGGTCAGTCGCCATACGAATTTGGGAAACAGTAAAAGGCATACTATCTTTCATTGTATTAAAACCTTCCTCAAATAATTCTCTAAAATGCACGGGTAAACTTGTCCCACCACTAAGAATAATAGGAATGGCGCAAGGCAAATCTATAGATCCTTGTCTCTTATTAAACTCTTTTTTAATATTCTCGAGAGTATAAAGAATAAGGGACTTATAATAAATGGTAATTGCTTCACGTTCTCTGATAGTTTTAGGATCACCCACAGATGGGTCTAAAAGATCGATCCCCTTTTCTTTAATTGCTTGTATTCTTGAAGGAGTAGACCCAGTGGAGATAGCTGCCGAATTATCTATAAAATCACCAGATCTGGCCAATGAAAATTCCATACCTGATACAGTTTGGTACATTAAACAAATATTTACTTGGCCCGCCCCAAAACTAATAGACAGTGAAGAAAAGTTTTCTGGTGCAGCATTGGCATAAGAAACAGCAGCACCCTCATTCATCGCTATTGGTACATAATTTAACTGGCTAATAAGCTTACTGAACATAGCTTTATGATATACTATGTCTAAATTAGCATCAATAGGATTTGCTGGAACTGAATAAAAACAAATTTCCGGTGTTGGTGATTGCGACTTACCAAGGATTGCTTCTAAAAGTACCATCATAACTCGTTCTGCCTGCTTCTCTCCAGGACTCAAAATTCCAGAGCTCATAGGCCTTCTTACACTTTTTTGAAAGATGTTAGCAAGAGTATTTGCAGGTTCACCAATGACATATATTTTATCCCCATCCTCAATAAAATCAGTCTTGGATAGACGTAACATTGATTTAGTCTGGGGTTCATTCGCTAAATCAAGAAACACATCTCGAATATACTTAAGTTTAATTTCACCGTTTGCATCCTGCTTTGCGGAACACAAATTTCCTGTACCGATGTCCACTGAACATGCGCACATGTCAACCTCCATTTGAATTGTTAATACTATTTGGTTTTATTTAATCTTTTTAAGGCATCTAAACTGCCTGAAACATTACTATCTTTAGAAACTCTCTCTTCGCCTTTAACGCTACTTTTCATGTCACTCGTATTAATTGTGGGTATGTATTCTGGTCCCACGAAACTTTCAATTGGCTTTGCAGCCTCTGGTTGTTTAAATCCGCCATAACTCTGATTTACATTGTAATTAGCAAATTCCCGTTTAAAATCAGAAAAAACTTCAGTTATAGCTTTTTTTATTTCATCCGAAGTAACTGTGACTTTCATTTTCTCTGCTAAGACTTCAGTTACGACTCCTCGTACATCATTTATTGAAATCGTACCTTGTACAGAATTATCAGGTTTAACTTCTTTTAAAATATCTCTGATAGTTTGTTTTACGTCCTGGAACTCTTGCGATAAACTCTCAGCTTTTACAGGTTCTTTAACCCCAACCACTTCAGCATTACTTCTTGGCGGCTGTAAGACTTCAATTTTTATCAGTTTTCCTGATTTAATTGCTCTATCAAGGTCTCTTGACCTGGCAAATTCTTGGTCCGTATACTCCTTCTGTTGCCTGTAGTATATAACATCAGAAATATCATTTAGTATAACGCGCTCAATTGAATTGCCAATAACACGAACCACATTTAATTCCTTTGGATAGAGATGCCCTTATATAGCAAATTTTATTAAAAGATAATTTTTATCTTTATTTTTTCTTTGGTTTACGGTATAATTAAGATATGCAGATTAAAAACACTAAAGAAAGACGTGCTCAATGGAAACGGTATCGTGAGATACATAAAGAATTTATAAAACAGCAGAAAAAAGAGTATCGTAAAAAACATAAAAAAGAAATCAAAAAATATAATATGAATTATCGCAAAAAGAACAGGGAGAGAATTAAAGGGCTTAAAAGAAAACATAATAGAAAATCAGGAAATTCCAGAAAAATACAAGATTTTATGAAATTACAAGAAATATTGAAAAAGTATATTTAGGTATACCATGCCGTTTAAAGACCCAGAAAAAAGAAAAGTTTTTCAAAAGGTATATTCAAGGAATCATTACTTGAAAAATCGGGAAACTATTATAAAAAGAACACATGAGTATCAAGTTAATCATCCTGAAAGTAGACGTAAAGATGACAAAAAGTACAATAGAAAAGTAGCTACTAATAAGAAAATAAAAGATTTTTATAAATTCATAAATAAAATTCAAGGAGAACCAGTATGAGTGATATTATGGAAAAAGTTGAGTTTGAAAGTTTTTGGGATCATTTTTCACAAACAATGCTTCTTGGTATTCACCACATATACGAAGCCTGTAAATTGTATGTAGAGGCAATTGATAAAGACCCATCAATAAAGGATATGTGTAAAGAGAAAGAGCCTACTTTGGATTTTGATAATTATGAGCGTGTTGGACGGAATCAGTTACATCCTCGCCTATTATTCGAGACCGGTTGTGGACAGGGTAGATTAAAGAAATTACCTTATTCGGATCAAGAAAAGTATATGGACAGTGGAATTGAGTGCCTTACTGCTAATAATGATATACTAAAAATTAAAGTTAAAGATATGTCACCTCAAATAGCCAAACAAGTTTTTGCTTATGACCATGTACGATCTATCCCCGAGCAAAAAGCTTTCATGTTAAATTACACCCCACCTAAAGTAACAAAAGTTGTTACATTCTTTGTAGATAAGAAAAAAAAACGTTTAGTTGTGAATAACTTTGCAACGTTCTCAGCAAATAAATTAAGAACCATTATTAAAGAGCTTGAAACAAAGGGAGCATGAAAAATATCTTATACTGTGGTATGGTTGATGATGTTTTGACTCCATTTATATTGGAACCAGATTTTGATTGTCTTTATGTATTAGATAAGTTTGATAGTGCTTTCTCCCCTGATAGAACTTTAAATGGACAAAGACGGGATATATTAAAATGTCTATCACAGGGAAATGATAAAGATACTGCGCATTATATAATAATGAATCTTTTTTCCATAAAATACTCTCAAACAAATTTACCCCACGGTCAGTGTTTAAGTGTAAGTTCCTTTGAATTTTATAGTCGGTGGTCTGTTTCATTTATTTATAATAATAAGGAACGAAAAATTATAACTTGGCAAGTACCAGATTATACAAAATCTAAATATTGGTTTAATGAAATAAAAGATATATCCCACTTAGTTCATATTGGAGCACCAACACCTGTATCTATTTGATTATCATTTAAAAGGAGTTAAATAAAATGAAGTGTTTTTACCACAATGCAGATTTAGATGGAAAATGTAGTGGTGCTATAGTTAAAAAGGCTTTCCCACAGTGTGAGATGATGGGAATTAATCATGGGGATACTTTTCCATGGGATTCTATTCAACCGAAGGAAATAGTTTTCATGGTTGATTTTTCCCTTCAGCCTTTCACAGATATGCTTAAATTAAACAAGACGTGCAATCTTGTCTGGGTTGATCATCACAAGAGTTCAATTGAGGAATCTGAAAAATATACAGAAATAATTCAAGGGAAACGCGAAATTCCAAAGGCTGCTTGTGAATTATGCTGGGAATACTTTATTAAGACGCCCTATAACCCCATGCCACAATCTGTATTTTTTCTCGGTCGTTACGATATTTGGAAACATATGAACCATCCTGGCGCACTTGAATTTCAGTACGCAATGCGTTTGTATGATGCAAACCCAAATGATCAAACCTTTTGGGAGAGAATTTTTAAAAATCCAACAGACTTAGAAGTTTCGCGTGGAAAACTTTTAAAACAATTTGAAGACCAAAACAACGCTGCATACTGCAAGGCCTGTGCATTTGAGACCACCTTTGAGGGACTTCGTGCAATAGCTATTAATAAAGGTTTATCAGGGTCATTGACCTTCAAATCTGTTTATGATAAGGATAAACATGACATAATGATTGCGTTCTTTTGGCGTAATGGAAAATGGACAATCTCCCTATATACAGAGAACAAAGATATTGACGTATCGGAGATTTGCAGAAAATATAAAGGTGGTGGCCACGTTGGTGCTGCGGGTTGCCAAGTTGATGTACTTCCTTTTCCCTTGAAATAAAAAAGGTAGATGAACTTTAAACTCATCTACCTTTAGCATTACTGTCTATAACTTTAAATTAACCTTTTAAATAATAATCAAGCTTGTCATAATCAATAGAAGCTGTGTGAGGCTCTTCATGTAATTTCTCGCCTTTTTCTTCTTTAATCTGTTCCTCGGGTGTTTCTTTCTTTTCTTCTTCAATTTCTTCCTTAGATGGTTTCTTTGCAGCGTCTTTCTCTTCTTCCTCAGGCTTTTCTTCTTCTTTTGCTGCTACTGCATCATCATAGTAATAACCATCAGATTCAGCTGAAGCCTGATAAGACATAACACCATCACATGCCGGGCATGCAATCTTATCATCAACTTCAACGCCTGATACAACAACATTTTCACCAGCAGTCTTTGCAGATGCTGTACGAGCTGCATTAATCTTGGCGAGAGTCGCCGTATGGTTACACTGATCACAGACAAATTTTGTTACTTCTGCAGCATCTTTATCAATTTTATCTGCAAGGGCTAAAAGTTCATCAGCAGTTTTCTGGAAACTCATGGTATCCTCCTATTATGGGTAATAATTAAAGTTATTTCAAATTGAAATGGTTACAGATTACATTTCTGTATTAGAAGCTTATTAAAATTTTGACTCTTTTTCCTTTTCTTTTATTGTAAAACCGAGGTCTTTCAATGCTTTTATGTGCCTGGATGTAATAGTTTTAGATCCAGTTAAACTATAGATAGCTTCTTTTTGATCAGATACAAGAAAAAATAAAGCAAAATCTAAACTATTTTAAGTTTTAATTATCTTCTAATAATATTTTCTTATATATACACAAAAAATTCTATTCCACAATTTATGCAATGAACTTTATTGGGAATAGATAATATTTTTTTAACTTCTTCTGCTCGTTCTTTTTCTCTACATTCTATACAAACTTGATTATTTGAACATACTTTAATTATCATTGGTGTTCCACATCGTGTACAATTACCCTCTTTGGTTAGATTAGTGGGTATTTTAATTTTAACTGGAAATTGCAATTCACAAGATGGGCATCTTTTTTGAAATCTGTGTTCATAAGAAACTTGATGAATTATCCCACATCTGATACATTTTTTATCATAAACTCTGCTTTTAACTTCTTCTAAATGTTTGGTTTTTTTCTCCTCTTTATTTTTTAAATAGTAATTTTTATGATCCTCGTCTATAAAATAAGCTTCTTTTTTATGGCCTCTCTGTAAAATATGGCAGGATAAGGCATAATTATTAATAAAGGGTTTTAAACAGACGGGGCTAATAATCAGCTAATATAAATATCATTAAATATGCCCAAAAATACTTAGAATTAATAGGCTCTTTACTATGAAAATACTTTACAAATGATTTATTCAAAACTCATAAACATCACCTTCTCAGATGCCGATCAGCGAAGCCTGGACGGCCAGAGCCGTATTTGTAACTGGTTATACAACCAACTTTTAGATATGTGTAAAAAAGATTATGAAAATGGTGACAAAAATAAATATTTAAATGGGAGAAACCTTAGAA